CGTTCCAAGCACGGGTATTTCGCCCTTACCGCAAACAATGTCAGTTGCCGGAGTCAAGACAAACGCCGCACCCGCAGCCAAGGTCGCCACAGCGCCCCAGATCAAACCAAAATCAATCCTGCCACCCGGCGTACCCTTCTCGCGCAGTACAGCCCCAATCGCAGTAAATAGCGCAGGCTGAAGGCTAGCGGCAAGCCCTTGCACAGACAAGTTCACCACTTTTAACAACGGTGCGGAAACGTACACCAGCCCGACACAGGGTTGCAATTGATAAATGGCGTTAGCCACCCCCAATTGATCGCCGCTGGCAGTCTGCCCCCGGCTTTCAAGCGTGGCAACCCCGTTTGCACCTTGCGGCAAGCCTTGGCTGGCTTCGCGCAAAATGTCGAACATCACATAAATCAAGACCGTACCTACACCATAGCCATGCGGCGTGATCCAAGCACGGGTAACATCGGGGCAAGCCGTGGCCCACGCCAGATAATCAGACGCTGCCCCGGCCTGTGGCGGGGTTTGAAACGCCGCAATCATGCGCGCCCGCAAAGCGGTATCACTTTCAATATTCTCCCCCGGCATACTCGCTATAACGGTGCCACTCGACGCAATACCCGGTATCGATTGCGCCAACACCATACGCTGCCCCTGTGCCGCGTTGCCATCGGTGACATTACCGAGATTCCCGGCGCCCTGATCAGCCACAGCCACCACCGGCACCACCACCACGCCCGCCGATACGGTGGCCGCGCTGGTGGTGGTGTACTTGTAGCCATCACTGCGCACAATCAAAGTGGCAGCAGGCACCAGACCGCCAGCCGTACCAGAAAATGTAACGCTGGCCGTGGCTGGCCGTGCCGCCCGTCTCACGACCCCTTTCAGCGCTGCCCATGCTTCCAGATATTCGGCCCCGCAGGTAAATGGCACTGCCTGCGTGGCGATGAAATCCAGATAGCCAAAGTGTAAATGGGCCAATCCCGCCTGTGATCTCGCTAAAACGCCTAGATACGAAAACCGCAATTGCGCATCCACACCCGGCAACTTGGCATTAATTGCGCTTGCCACACTATCATTTAATTCTGTCAGAGTAGGCCGTTTATAGGGCATTGGTTAATCCTTTCAATGCAAAATTCATCTGTTCCGTCCGCCCGTCCGGCTGGTATGCCACGATCAAAAAACCGATCTGCCCCGCCGCCAAAAACGACACAGTTATATCGAAACGAAGCACCAAACCATCCGTTATTAACCACTGCAATGCCTCAAGCGCGTAATCATGGGCACGGGCTAACACCTCACCAACTTGTTTTTCCCGCGCAAGCAGCCATAAGCGCGAACCGATTGGCACATCCTGCGCCAGATCGCCCCACCAACCGCGCCGGTTATCACTGCCATCGGTTAGCTTGTCGTCAGCACCCGCGATCCTGTCCGTAAAGAGGCTGATCAAGACCGCGCTGTAAATTTCCGTCCCGAGTTGCAGATCAGGGCCGGACAACAACCAGTCAACCCACCCGGTTGAATTATTAAATCGACTTGAAATATCCATTTTTATTTCCCAATTATTGGGATTGTGTCGGCGGTTTATTGTGCCCAGGGTGGCCGTGTCCGTTGAAAACCCCGCGCATTCCTGACATGGTTTTGCCGCCGTGGTCGCTGACATCGCCATCCGCGCTGATATTTTTGGATGCGTGTATCGATTGATCCACATCCAAACTGCCGTTGATTTTGCAATCACCGCTCATTGTCACCAAGGGGGAATCCATCGTGATTGCCGGGGTATTTTTGATTTCTATCGGCTTTCCGCCGCCGTCAATCACAATACCTTTTTTCGATAAATAAACGCTTTGCCCGTTATCATCACTAATGCTAACCTCTCCGCTTTCAAGGTTACGCATTCTGTACTTTTGATTGCCCGTGGCGATAATGCAGCCATCGGTGCGATTTCCGCCCATAAACACAATCACACATTCTGATCGTTCGGGCGGCATTGAATTAAAGCCATATTCAGAGAGGCGCGATAAATTGTTAAATGTCTCCATTTGCCCGAGCTGCACTTGATGCCGCTGCAATGCCTCATCGTCGGTACTCAACAAGATACGACCACGGCCAATCAACAGCATGATGCGACGATACAATTTTTCAATGGCGGAATTTTGTTCTGTCATACTATTTCCTAGGCAATACCGGAATGTCGGCGGGTGTGGGCTGCAATAAAATGGGTTGCGGCTCGAACGCTTCCGGTGCCATGATCACCAGATCACAGCCTGTGCCGGAAGCGTCAAAATGATAGGTCACTTCGCTGATTAACCACGTCTTATTGGCCGCCTTCAGTGTCGGTAAATCAAAATCCACCAATGTATTGGGTGCATACAGATTTCCGCCACTATCGCGCCAGGAGTCGGTGCGCAGACGCAATACCGCAGACCGACCATACCGCCGCACACACTCCCATTGCGCCCGCTGTCGGGCGATTTCGGCCCCAGCGTCGCCCCCTTCCGCAACAATGATTCGTCGTCTGTGGCGCTGTATATTCGGGTTTCTCACAACAGATACGACGTTGCCGCCATCGCCCAGATCATGCATCGACTCAATTGACATCAAGACAACCATGTATTCTGAATATTGCTGATCGACGGAATAATTGATTTCCGCCGATTTGACATTGACACCTTCCTTGAATCCGCTGGCGGCGCGTTCTGTGCCGACGCGCGCCAGCACCAAATTGCCATCCGGCCCTTCATACACCAGTAAAGCAGCATAGCGGCACACCCGTTCAATGATTTCAAACGGGGTTTCCCCTAAATTCAATATCAATTGCGGTATTGGTGGCCCCGGATCACAGGTACTGGTTGCCGTCAGGCCATAGGGCAGACACAGGTTTTTTGCCACCTCCAACGCAGATGCAGCACTGATTTGACCGCCCGGCCACTCTGCCGAACAGTCCACCAGGTCAGAACACGCGCCCCGGCCATTAATCCTGATTGTATGGCTGCCCGCATTGATTGACGGCGTAAAACGATCAATGTAACCGGTTATGACCCGATCCGCATTCAGGAAGACTTCGCATTTTTGCCCCGGCACGATGATAAAATCCAGTTCGCCGGGGTAATGCTCGGTCATACTAATTTCAAAATCATTCGGGCAACACTCAATCCCACGGGTAAGCCGAATTGCATTCCATCCGCGCAATTCCGCATTGGCAATTTTCAGTACCAGATCATCCATTTTTTACAACCCTCACGATTACCTGAATTACCTTGCCAACGCCAGAAATTGCACAGGCATGAATGCCGGGTGCGTCGCATCGGCACGACGTGTCAATTCCACATCCCTGCCTGCATCGTTGTAGAGACGGTGCGCGAGCACCAATGCAGGTTGCGGCACGATTGTATTTACCATCACCAGCTTGGCAAGGCTGGCACCGCGCTGGCGCAAATCCTGAACACACATCGATTTCAACCGCTCCAATGCCTGATAACTACCATCGTGCCCGGCATCACCAGCAATGATCATTTCAGGCTCAAGTGAGGCGATCACGAGCGACTGCAATGCCATTGCATCATCGTAGGATGTCGGTTGATAGGTGGAAGTAGCCCGAACCAGACCGACACACACGGCGCGACGGATTAAATCCGAAAGGGCAACATTGATCAGTATCGGCCCGTTCTGGTAATTTTTCACAGCACTGCGATTCGCCGCCGATGGCACGGTTTGCACTGATAACAAGGCACTCAACACCCGTACCGCATCCGGTGGCGATGGCACCGCCAGCCTGACGGCACGCACCACATCATTCACCGCGCCCGAAAGTTGCCGCAGTCCAGCAGGGGGAGGCACCGATTCACTGCCGCTGGCGACAATTGGCAACGAAAGCGCAATTTGTGTCATGCCACTAATCGCTTGCGCAACCACTGCCCGCGTTCCAGCGCCCCCCACAAGCAGGCCCGAAACATTCACATTCGGCAGATTGTTACGCGGCGTGTTAGCGCCAAAAAGAACCCCGAATTCGCCCGGCAAAGCACTGATCAGATGATAAATGCTGGTGGCATCGCTGATCAGCCCCTGCACCTCTTTGCCCCACTTTTGCAAGTCAGTGGCAACCGCCGCAATCAGCGCTAAACCGCCCGGCACACTTGCAAACTCCTCAAAATCATCATCAAGCGCTGATTCCGCATCATCTGCCGCAGTTTTTACCGCTGCACCTGTGCTGACCTCAATCGTTGGAAAAATCCGCTGGCCCTGAGCGACAAAGGAAAACGAGAGTTCAAAAACCCGGCCCTTGTCCCAGTGTTCGGTACAAACCACTTTATCAACCAGGGCAACATTGATACTACCCAAAGACGGGTGAATTAATTCAGCGCCCTTGACCGCGCCCGATTCCTCACACACGTCCATTAAGCGCTGACGCTGTGCAATGCAATCATCACCAACGATAAAGGCGGTAAATGCAATGCGGCGCGCTAAACGCCCTAAATCCTCCACCCAGACCGTATCACGATAGGGGTACTCATGCACCACTGCCCGCCGCCCGAACTGAATTTGACTATCCAGCACGAAAAAACCCACCCCGCGAAACGAAGCGGGGCGCAATCGGTCTTTCCAATAAACGGATTTAGCACCACCGACCCGGCCACCAACGCCACCACCACCACCCACATCGTCTTGCACACCGCCGATATTTGTCAGCGCTTGGCCGACCGTCTTAACGGTGTTTAGTACATTATTGAATGCCTGTTGTTTATTCATGGCGTTACCCCTGTTGGCATGGTGGACATCACCCGCACTGGCAAGGCTTGGCCGTTTCGGGTTTGCGCACTGGCACTGGTGCCCGCAGGCAGGCCATGCAAAGTTAATGCCACATCAATGCGTTGCGGCGCGCTGCCCCCTGCGCCGGCTGCGCCGCCTGCATTGCCGCCCAGTTGCGCAGACACCACACGCTGTATCATTTCTTCGGTCACGCCTGCCCCGTTACCCTCCTGTTTCACTATGGCAGACAACAACGGGGCAACGGTTTTTGCATCATTGAGATTCAGCGGCGCATCAGGCGCAAATCCTGTGCGTTTGGATACGCTACTGATATACGCCCCGGTGTTGTTTTCTTTCGGTGGTGCCCATCGGTTAATAATCCCTGCAATCGTATTGAGTCCGTGCTTGGTTTGCTGCGCTTGTAAATTTTTGGTTGCTGCCAATAATCCGGCCTCCAAATTGGGAAACACCGCAAAACCCTTTTCTGTCGGGTTGTCGCCCCAACTGCGCAAATTGCCGGGGTTATTGTTCTTGCTGGATTTTCCCTGGTTCTTATTGCCTGACTGCCCATTGCCAGCATTTAAAATCCGATCACTGCTTGTAATCGGCATTGGCATCGGCTTGGGCATCGGCATCGGCACGGCGGGCACGGGTGACGCTGCCTTTGGCAATCCGGTTTCAGGCTGTGTAATCGGCATAGGCACGGCGGGCAGGGATTGAGCCACTTTTGGCAATACCTTTTCAGGCCCGGTGTTCCACTCCGATATGCCAAAAAACGATAACACCGATTTAGGCAACATTCCAACGATGGACTTCATGCCGCGAATCAGGCCAGCAATCATTTTTTGCCCTGCCGGGTACAAGTCGATTCCAACCAACCATTTACTTAAACCGTTGATCGCATCGGCAATTAATACAACCGGGTTAAATTCCATCAACCCCTTCACCACACCATTCAAAAACCCATCATTGAATGCCGCCTTCACGGCCTTGAATTTAGCGCTGAAATACTCGCCTATGGAATCCCAATTTTTGTATATGGCGACAACACCCAAGGCAATGCCTGCAATACCCGCAATCAGCCAACCGACAGGCGTGGCGGCAATCGCTGCACCTGTGGCGGCGAACGCGGAAGACAACCACGCAAGTGACGCGCCAAGCACCGGCACACCGGATGTCATTAAGGCCAGTGACGCCGTGAACCATCGCAGCTTCATGATCACGGCCACTACCGCTGGCACCACGGTGGAACCCATGCCCGCCGCCAATAGGCCGAATACCCGGATTGCAGCCGGAACCGCCACCACGGCCAGATTCCCGACAGCCAGCGTCAAATTCAGGACACCCCCCAACAGACTGGCATTCAGCACCAGCACCTAGGCAATGGCTGCGTTTTTCCAGCCGCCGAACCAATCTACCACCCCGCGTAAATCCTGTATAAAACCCTGCACTGCCGCGCCGATGGATTTAAAATCAAGTTGCGCAATACCGCTGGCAATCCCTC